AGCTTCAATTAAATTAGATACTACATCTAATTCCTCTGTTAATAATGATTGAATTTCTTGTAATCTATTATCAATATCTGAATTAGATACATTTATTTCATCATAAAACTCTGATGGGTAATCGGCTGCTAAATTAGTTTTAGATACACCATTAATTATATCATCAACTTCTTGGGAAACTGTAAATTCTTCATCTGGGCAAATAGACCCTAATTTTACTAGTACAGTGGCAACCATTCTATTAACAGATTTAAGTGTTGAATTGCATAATTTAACTGATATGTTTATTGATCCAATAACTGCTACTACATTATCGATAGTTTTATTAAGTTCAATAATACGGTCTGTTTCTGGACCAGTCGGCTTACCAGTAACTGCAGGAATTAGTAATTCAACTAGTTTTAAAACTTGTACTAATGACCCAATACCTTGCAAAATAGCCCCAGATGTTTGTATTACATCTATAATTCTTACTAATACACTGATTGATTCATTTATCTGAGTCAATAGCTGTCGTATTTTAATAATACTAGGGTCAGTGCATTTAATGTTTATTGGTAAATTAAGTGCATCTGCTGCTGCTTTTTCAGCTAATAAATATATTGTATCAATTTGACTAAATAATGCATTTAAAAGAAGTCCTCCTAATTTAACTGGTATTTTAGATGTAGTTGCCATTTATTAACCTTTCCATTGCGAAATAAATACTTCAGTGCTTTTCATTTTCTCCCAATCAATTGATGTTAATCTTGTAGCATTTAACGGAACACATAAACCGCCGTTAGAGTCCTGCAAACTAGTAATTGTATTTACAATTGCTTTTAAAGCTGATATAACCTCTTTAGTTTGTAGCATAGGTTCGTGATTACCTGTACCTATTTTAGTAGCCGGAGATTGTATGTGTATTCCAACTTTAGAATCCAATACAATGATATCTGATTTTGATTTAAATGTAACCCGGTCAGCTATTCCTAACAATTGAGACCCAGCAAATTCAGATTCTTTATATTGACCCTTTATTTCATGGTTCAATGTAAAATTAGGTAAATGTTGTTTGCTAGTTAAATATATTGTAGAATCAGAATCTGCAATATTATCAGTAACAAATTGGCGTTGTGGTTTATTTACTCGGCCATTTGATATAATAGTAATAGGATCTCCAGATTTAGTTCCACGCCAATCACCAGTTAATGTGTATTGACCTTTATTAAAGTTAACAGTACTACCAAACCGAATACTATTGCCCCAACGACCTTCTATTAATAAATCTCCTTCATATGGTTGTAATGGAGAAATTGCTTTGCGTTCAAAAGTCTTACCAGGAACTGTTTTATCAATTTCTTGTTGACTAGTTCCACGGGCTATGCCTGGTAATAGATTTTCATTAATTGCTGATTGAATATTAACTACATCTAAATAGTACCATTGATCTCTACGAGTGATTCCGTTTGATTGTTGATTAAAAGTTTTATATACTAAAACAAATTCTCCAATTAATGGAATTTTTTTAATGTTATTATTTGATGGTCTTGCGATAATTGGATCGACATTAAAAAAGTCTCCAACTATTTGTAATTTTAATGGAAATAAATTTTGACTGTTTGTATTAGCTAATTCAGGATCAATGTAACGATATGTGCTATCATATTCAATTACTTCTGCAACATTGAATTCGATTGCCATTATTCGCCTTTCTCTGTCAATTTTAATTTAGCATCTACTAATTTTTGGTTGAGGATAGCATCGTCATGAATTTCTTTAACGGTTTTTATTTGTTCCGTTATTTCATCTGCTAATGTGTTTTCAGCTAATTTAAGTAACTGATCTTTTTCTTCATCACTTAACAAACTATCAGCTCCTGTGATAACTTGTTTAGTTGAAATATATCGTTGTGCAATTGCCGTTAATTTTACTAGATGATCATCATTACGAACACTAACATCTAAATATTCTTTAATTAACGGAACAATAACAGTTGCATCCGAAGCATTTCTGATTAATGGTTGCAACTGTCCAATCAATTGAGTGATTGTTCGGTCTTTTTTCTTGCTATTATGGTAGACATCTGACATTAAGTCAGCAAAACTGGTATTCTTAAATAGTTCATCATTTTTATCCATAACGTGATTTCCTTTAATAATAAATATCAAAAAGGCAAATTCACATACCCATTTCGTTCATACTCCATGAAATTCTCATCATATATTTGTTTTAATACTTTGATGACTCTGGTAATATTAGATGTTTCAAATCCTGAACGTTCTCGTATAAAAATATACAAAGCTTTTTTATTAAAATCTTCAATATTCTCTCTTGTTTCAAAAATATGTAAAACCGAATCAGCTACATGTATATCTGTTGGGTTTGAAAATATAAATGTTAAATTGTTATAACAATATTCTATATAAGCATCCATAAAATATCGAAGAATCTCAAGCATCTCTGTATTATGGACTTCTGTCATAATATTTCGTTGGTCATCAATATTAATTTCTAACGAATCAGATTTTAATTTACTATATGCTTTTTGGTTTTCACCTATTAAATAGTTAAATGAGGTTCTAGTATAATAAGAATATGCCTTACCATTCTCAGGTTTAAATTTATTTAATCGTTCAGTTAAATATGTAACTAAATCAGTTTGTAAATCTAAAAATGTAGAATCAATATAAGTAGGTTTAATTTTATTGATTAAGTTTTCAGCCATTTTCATAAAAGCTGGGTAAATGAATCTTCGATATATCTTTTCTCGTTTGACAGGAATATCAGATTTATTATATGCTGAAATTGCAATGTCTGTTATTTTAGTAAAATATACATTACTTTTCTTCTTGCGCTTCGCCATCAAATTGTGTTTTTAAATTTGTAATTACTTCGTTTAATAAAGAAAAAGTAGTTCCTGATTCATCATCTGCTTCAAATGCACCTAAACGGTCAATCTCTTTCATTTTTGAAAAAGAATCACTAATTCTAGCATACATATACTCATTAGTTAATTCTAATTCTTCAATGTATTCTTGTGCCTCTGAAACTTGTCCTGCTAAATAATACGCTCTATATCCAAAATATAGCACACTACCAAATAGCAAAACACATAAAATTGCTAAAAATATCATAATTAATCGTTATTAAATGAACCAAAAATATTTGAAATATCCGTTAATGCTTGTTCAACATCTGGATTAGAATCTGCTAAATTTTTCAAACTATTGCTTTTTGTAACTTTTGATTTTTCAATAGCAGCAACTGGAGTTCCGTCTTTAAATTTCTTCCAACGTTCATATTCAATAATAGACGCCATATGATCTGCATGGTGCAATAATACTGGTAAATTAGTTTTTAACTTAGCCTGTGGCGCTCTTGCTACAAAATATGGTTTATTTGCATCATCATACATTCCATCATGAATTTTAATTGCTTGGTACTCTATCCAAGATAATTTAACATCATATTCTTGTAACAACCAAATTGAAAGATCCGGTACCATTGCAAATGGAATAGCTGAATTTGTTTTATAAAGTTTTCCTTGATTCTTACGGTGCCAATCTGAAGTTTCTACTTGATATACTTCATTACCGTCTCCTGGAAATCCTGCTTTACCTAAATCATGATGCATTGCTGCAAACATCATTTCTTCATATGTATAACCAGACATATCAGCCCCCATACTAGTCCAAGCAGTATGCAAAGTTTCAACGCAATCCATTACACGAAGTATATGATCTACATAACCTCCAGCAAATGCATTGTGAAAATGTTCCATTGATGAAGCTGGCATAAATACCAATCGTTCTTCAAACTCATCATACATTTTATTTAATTGAGTAGAACGAGTAGGAAACAAAGAATTAACTCGGTCTCGATATTCCTCCCAATTTGTTTTTATTTTTTGTGCATCTAACATAACTTTTTGAATATTATACTAATTTATTTTCGTAAAGCCAATTTTTCTCCGTTAACTAATCTTTGGGTACATTGAGAACAAGTAACAGCATCCGCTTTTTCGTCTACTCTACTACAAATAGTATCACAATATTTACATTGTAACGATTTAAACCCCTTCGGTGGAGTTGATGATTTTTTTGCCATGAATTTAATTTTAATTATTCTCGATCTAAATGATATCGTGCTGAATCTAATTTCTTCATTGCACGTGCTAAATTGTCAAGGGCTGACATTTTATCAGTTGTTCCTTCTGAAATTGATTTACCTACCATTTGTATGATATTTCTTGCATCTTCAATATCATCTGTAATTTTGTTTTTGTTTTTCATAATATAACTTTATTTAATAATAAATATTAATCTGCTAAAATCAGGGCTGGTTTTGAGCAATATTCAATTCCCAATTTAATCAATGATTGCTCTTTTGCTTTAGCTTCAACCATAATATCTAATGAATCTACATTATATGTGTTAGGAGTAGCTAAAATAT